TTCAGCCCTTCGACCCGGTTCCCGTCGAGGAAAGGTTCTACGCATAGAGAAGCGACCGACGCCGAGCCGGGGCGGCAAAACCCCGGCAGATGAAAGGAGAGAGAACGATGAAGAAATATGAGATACCGACGCGTTGGTGGGAACCGGGGAGCGAGGATGCGAACAGTGAACAGCAAGAGCTAAACGAACTTGCCAATCTGGAAATTCCGTTTGAATGAGCCGAAACGCCCTACGTGGCGTCCACCCGAACCGCCCTACGGGTGCTGATGATGGCAGGGCAGAAAGGAGAACAGCATGACCACGTTGCAGATGATGAGTGCGGCAGTTCAGCAGATGAAGAAGGGCCGCATGAGCATTGGCGAGTGCGAGCTGGCGATGAACAACATTATCGCAGAAGCAGTCCCGCCCACGATGGAACTTGACCAGCGTATAGCCGAGATCAAGCGCCTGAAGCGCAAGCAGTGGCGCATGATGCTGGATGCCACGCGCTGAGACGCACAGAAACCCGCCTAAAAGGCGCTGCGCCGGGAAGGGCGTAGAAGTTATAAGGAACGACCAAGGCGGCGTAGAACACGCGCCTGCGCCGCCAAAATAAAGGAGGACAACAGCATGGGAATTGACGTTTATCAGATGGTCACAGACCGCATCATAGGGATGCTGGAACAGGGAGAAATCCCGTGGGACAGGCCGTGGACGGGCGCGGGCCGCTGGGCCATCAAACGCGCCAGTGGCAAGCCGTACAGCCTGCTCAACCAAATGCTGCTGGGTAACCCCGGCGAATATCTCAGTTTCAACGAGTGCAAGAAGCTGGGCGGCAAGATCAGGAAGGGAGCCAAGGCGAAGTTCGTTGTATTCTGGAAGCTGCTGGACAAGCCGGAGGAAAAGGACGGCAAGATCACCGTCCGGCAGATACCGTTCCTGAAATACATGAACGTGTTTCACATCGACGATTGCGAGGGCATTGAGCCGAAGCACTACGAGGAAACCCTGCGCGACTTCAACCCCATTGACAAAGCCGAAGAAGTCATTGCCGGGTACGTCACCCGCAGCGGTATTACCCTTGAACACGCCAAGCAGGGCCGCGCATACTATAGCCCGGAAGCCGACAAGGTTGTATTGCCCATCAAGGAGCAGTTCACCAGCGAGGCCGGGTATTACGGCACGGTGTTCCACGAGCTGACGCACAGCACGGGCCACAAGAACCGCCTTGACCGCATCGTCGCCGGGTCGTTCAGCTTCGGCGACGAAACATACAGCAAAGAGGAATTGGTCGCCGAGATCGGCAGCGCGTCCATCCTGAATATGCTGGGCATTGAGACCGACAGCAGCATCCGCAACAATGCGGCATACATCCAGAGCTGGATAAAGGTTCTGCGCAACAACAAGAATCTGATCGTGTCGGCAGCGTCCAAGGCAGGAAAAGCCGTGGAGATGATCGCTCCCGCCTTGACGGGCGATACCATTTGATAGTATAATGTCACGCAGGAGGTGAACCGATGGCGAAGCGAAACCGTGACTATACTGTACCCCGTCATACCAACGACAGCCCAATCGCCCAGGCGAGGATTGCCAAGGGCATGACGCAACAGCAGCTTGCCGAAGCCATAGGCGTTCTGCAACAGCAGATCGGCGCTTGGGAAAGCGGCAAGCGCAAGCCCAAGGTTGACGCGCTCATGCGCATCGGCGACGCGCTGGGCATCGACTGGACAACACTGATTCAAGAGTGACCCTTCCAGGGTTGCTCTTGTTTTTTAAGATTTTATTAAATCATCCTCTAACCCCTTTACAATACATACAAAAGGTAGTATAATAAGGACAGTTAAGGGAGCTACTACAAAGGAGGACACTACAATGACGATGGCGATGATTCTGAAAGGTATCGAAGAAAAGGCTGCTTGCATCGACCGCATCATTCCCGGTGAAAACCTCGGAGATGAAACCCGTGAGATGGCAACTCAGATCAAGCGCCTCTGGAAAGACGGCATCATTGAGAACTACACCAACGAATTTTTGAAGTGGGCCAACGGTTACAAAATCAACTTCCAGCCCGATGCAAATGCCTTCCGCGTCAGTGATTGCTACAACATTCACGTCATCGCCGCCAACAAGCGAGAGGCAAGGGCCTTCGCCGAGTGGTATATGAACGCATAACACGACGTCGAGCCGGGGCGCAAGCCCCGGCAGCACGACAAATTGAAAGGAGAGAGAACGATGAAGTTTGAGATTTGGGTAAAGCGTAAGAATGCGAAGCGCTGGTGGAAGTCCTTCACAACGGAGAGCAGCAAGCGGGCCGACTTGATAGCTAACAACGAAATGAAGGTTCTTTGCAACGCCGGAGTAAAGGTTGTGTGCGATGACGGGTACACCAAAGAAACACTGGTTTACATGTAGCCGAAACGCCCTCCGGGGCGTCCGCCGGGGATAGCCTCCCGGCGCTGATGATGGCAGGCTGAAAGGAGAGGTCACAATGTACATGAGTTATTGCAGATTCGAGGGCACCCGCGCAGAGTTGAACACCTGCCTGGGCGTCGTGGAGGAACACGTCAACGGTGAAGCCGAATACCCGGTGAGCGAGAACGAGGTCAACAACTTCCAGCAGATGATTGTGGATTTCGTGGGCTGGCTGCACGACATGGCGCTGCTGGACGATGAAGGCTATCTGGATGAGGACGCGCTGAATGAGGTCTGCGACGACATGATGAAGGCAAAGGAGGACGAAGAAGATGAAGACTGCTGACAAGCTGGCCCTGATGAAGGAGATCACCCGCAGGAATAACGAAGCAATCAAGGCATGGAAGGACAGGGCGGCGTAATGCCGCCCGGAAGGGAGGACAACATGAACGTTCGTGAATTGCTTTCTGACCCCGCCTACGGTGTACGGCCATACCCGCCATACAATGAAGCCCATGTTGAAATCAGGGAGAGGATAGTCAAAAAAGGTGAGCGAGTAGGTTATATCTTGACCGAAGCCGAAGCCGTCAAGCAGTTCGGTGACCGCCATGTATGGCTGGCGTTTCACGACGAAGGGACATTCAATGACCCGATTCACGGCGAGCACGTTTATGCCATCTGCATTGACTGAAAGGAGGCAACCTCAATGAAGGAATACTGGCCCACTGGTGTATATCAAACCAGTGACGGCAGGCAGGAACACACTACCAGCTATGATGCCTTTCCCAGCGAAGCAGAGGCCCGACAGCAGATCGAATTGTGGAAAGACTGGTACAAATTCAATATAACCTTTGCATGGATAACCGTAATAGAAAAGGGAGATTTGATAGAAATGATAGATGTGATACATCCAAAGGAGGTGAAATGATGTTCTACGTTTACTGCCGCCACATTGCATCCGGGCGCGAGGATTTCAGCGGGATGTACGAAACCGCGAAGGAAGCCATTGAGCACATCACCGGCTTGTACAACATGGATAAGAACTTGAAGCAGCTCGGTGAATACTACTACTTTATGAAGCAGCACTAAGGAGGGCAATAACATGAAGGTCTATCGCTACTACTGCCAGTTCAGGCCCCCGATGCCGGGAGCCATCCCCCGCGACGGGCTGGTGAACATCGGCGACTACGACTACCCGCAATCGTTCAACGGTATCAGCGCGTGGGGCTTCGCGGAGTACAGCCGCCCGCTGACCGAGAAGGAAGTCCACGACTACGAGCTGGCGGCATCGCCGAATAACCCGCTGGAATACTGAAAGGAGCGCAGATATGATCGTCAACATTCGCCCAACGGACGACATTACCGTGGCTGGTAACACCACCATACTACAAATCGGAGATGTGGTCAAGGTCACATTTTCGGGAGATTGGCACAATGCTCCTGGCTATACTGTGACGGATGAACACGGAGCCGTAAAGCTGTTTGAGATCGTAGAACAGGGCGGCAAGATGGGCATACTATATCCTGGCCGCGATGAAGCCGGAGACTGGCATGAGCAGCAATTTACAGCGCTGGACAGGTTCGCATGGACAGTTGACTTTGAAACGCTGTAGGACGCGCAGAAACAGCCCTCTAAGCCGTTTTCACGCGCAAGGCGTAGGAAGTTATAAGGCGACGCGAAACGCGCTGAGAGGGCGCATAGAAGCGCAAATAAAAAGACCCGCCAAGGCCGAAGCCAAGGCGGGTTTGTCATAGGTGTTTGAATAGTCGTTCCTGTAGCTTGTACACGATGCGCTTGATTTGGCGGTCACTCATGCCAAATTCCTCGGCCAGCGGTTCAAAGCAACAGCCGTCAATCAGGCGGCGTTTCAAAATCGCACGGTCGCGTTCGGAATGAATGTGTTCGTCAATCAAGGCGCATATCTGGGAGTTGGTGTAGTCCTTCATGTTGCCTCCCATGAAAAGACCCCGGCATGATGCCGGGGTTACTTCCTGCGTCTGCGCCGGGTTCCGCTACTGCCCGTCCGGCGCGTCCGGGTTCGTGTCCGTGTCGTTGTCGTCTTGCGGACTGTCACTTTTGCCAATAGTTACACCCCCATTGTTGCCGGTGTAGTTGGCTATGCCCTCCCCCTCGCTGTCAACGGTGGTGACAATTTCCGTCTGTGTGCCTTCATCCACATAATCATACTGCATCCAACAGTGGAGCCAATAGGCGTTACTGCCGAACAACAGCACAACAGCGATAATGAGCGCAACCAACAGGCGGCGGTTCACCCGGTCAAGGCGGTCAACCATGCCTTCATGCGCGAAATAAGGGATTGCAGCCGCGTCGCGTTCGTGCTCCATAATCTACCTCCTTTGTACCACCTGATTATACCACAGTCACGCGGCGTTAATCAAGACTATTCCTCCGGCACTTCCGGCAGACCGGCGACGGAGGTCAGCAGGGACAGGATGCCCGCCAGCACGGACGCGGAAAGCACCATCTTCCAGTTCACGTCGCCCATGGCGGCGCTTGTGCCGATCGTCGCCACCGCAGTCTGAGCCACTGTTTTCAGACTTCTCACACCTGCTGCTATGAACCATTCCTTAGTGAAAATCCTTTTCATTCTGCATACCTCCATGATTATCCACCAACGGTTTTATAACCATAGGTGCCTTTACATACTGCTGCTATGTGCTTCCTTGCCTGTGGGTTTATGCCAAGTTGTCTGACAGCTTCCGCTTGTGATTCAAACAAATATTCCTTGCCGTCTTTTGAAGCGATTACGGGCCTTTTTATAGCCTCTACTGCCTTTGACAGATTCTCGGGCTGGTAATGCATCCTTCCTTGTTTCGTCGCCCACTGCATATTGCCCTTGTACGTTGTCCATTCTAAATTGTCACTATGATTGTTCGCAGGATTGTTGTCGATGTGATTGACAACATTGCAACCTTGAGACTTTTCACAGAACGCCTCGGCGACAAGTCTATGAACAAGACACCATTTGGCCTTGCCACCTTTGGACAGGTGTACATGCAAATAGCCAGATGGTGTCTTTGGTTGGCGCAAAATTCGTTCTCGCTTGAATTTCCCCATATTGTCAATTCTCGCGAGGTTTTTCACGCGCCCATAGTTGCTTACCGCATAAGCGTCCTCATACCCAACAATGGGACGCCATAGTTCCATAATCACCCTCCTATTTCTCAATCAGATATCGTTGTATCTCGTCGTAGCTCTGTTTCAGTCCTTCGATCGAATTGCCATCGATCTCATGGTGGAGCATCGCCATCAGTGCCCTCATTTGTATGCGGTTGGCTTCTTCCAGGTTGTTCAGTCGTTCGTGGTCGCGGTCCAGCCGTTCATCGTGCTTCTTCACTTGTTCTTCGAGATTGTTCACTGGCGCGTCCTTTCTCTTCTGCTCTTCGCGGTGGGTCTTGACGGCTACCATGATGGTGTTGTACGCGCCAATCAATACCAGGGCCACAGCCATCAGCCCCACCAACTGCTCAAATGTGATGTTCTGCATCTCAGTTCACCAGCTTCGCATACTTGCTGCTCACCCATGCGTTCTGGTTCTTCCAGATGATCAGGTACCACGGCTTGCCCTCGGCTTCCTGCGTGACACCCTGATAGGGCAGAATATCACCCTTGTGGGCGGTGCCGTAGACCTTGGAATCATAGCCCGGTGCGGAGCGGATGTTGACACTGCCGCCAGTGATCTCAACGTGACTGTATTCCTGCGGCTTGTCGCCGTCAAGCGCCTTGAACAGCGTGTCGTAGTCCGCACCCACATTCATCACGCCATCATCGGGCAGACCATAGGCAAGCTGGAACTGTTTCACGGCCTTCTCGGTTTCGCTGCCGTAGTCGCCGTCCGCACCGTACTTGGGAAGGGCATAGCCCAGCTTCATCAGGTCGTTTTGCAGCTCTTTCACATCCTCGCCCTCGAAGCCCCGTTTGAGGTCGCGGTCGCCCAGCTTTGACGGTTCCGGCACAGGCTCCGGCGTGTCATCGTAGTTCAGCATCGGCAACTTGCCCCACTTCTTCCACGGGCCATCCTTGACCTTGCGCTTCACGCAGTCATAGTCGAACCCGCGCATCTCGATGGTATAGCCGCCACCGATATACACGCCGATGTGTCCGTTCGTCCAGACCACTACACCGGGAATATCCGGGATGGTGGAGATATCACCCTTGACTTTGCACAGGTCGATCATGCCGTTGGCAGACTTGTCGGGACAGCCGTTGGAGCCGTACTTCGGGTCGGTGTCGTATCGATTGCCCGTCCAGAAGAAGCTCTTGATCATGCCTACACAATCGGCACAACGACGCTTCTGCTCAATATCCTTCATGTACCCTGCCGTCCTGCTGCTGCCGTAATGTTCCGGGTACTGCTTCTTTTTTGACTTGTACTTGGCCTCGGTACACATGTTTCCATATGTACCGTACCAATAAGCCCAATGGGCTTTATTGGCGTACATCGTCTCGCAGTACGCAGCCAGTTCCTTGCCAGTAAACATCTGTAATTCACCTCCATCTGTCGGTTCGTCGGTCGCGTCGTCTGCCGTCGTGAAAAACTCCAGCGACTTTGTCCCCATCAGCTTGTTCAAATCCACATTACCGCTGACCCCCGGCAACTTGCCCTTGGACGTATACTGCCAAAGGTCGCATGGATAGTCAGGCGGAGTTTGCGGCTTGCCGTCGTTGGAGCCGTAGCGCGGAATCCACACATACGCATACCGCCCGTAGTCCAACGCCCACGACTTATACAGGTGATGCCCGATATATACCGCCACCCGGATGCCGCTGCCGATGTAGTGGCGCAGCCCGTCCTCAAACGCCTCGCAGATAGCCCGTGCCCGGTCGGCCTTGATACCGTCATACTCCGCGTCAATGACGTAGAACAGCGGCGACGTGCCCGCCGTGGCCTCGGCCATCACCTTCGCCTCGTTCCGCGCCTCGGCTTCGTCGGTGGCCTTGATGTAGTGATAGGCATGGTATGGCACTTTATATCGGGTGCAGCCGGACACGTATTCGGCATATCGCTCGTCCTTCTTCATGCCCACGCTGGAACGCAGGATAGCGAAGTCAAGGCCATTGGATGCCTTAGACCAATCAATATCCCCCTGATACTTTCTCACGTCGATAATCATGCCGTTTCCTTCCTCCATGGGCTTGTCTCCAAACCCGGTCAGCCAGTCGAACATCTGATACTTGTCAGATGTCCACGTAAACTGAATCGGGTGCCCGACACCCGGCACCAGTGTCAGCTTTGTTTCGCCGCCCAAATCCTTGAGCCTGTTGTACATACTCTGAGCATACTTTTTATAGTTATGCTCCTTCTCCCCGGCGAGGAACCAAATCGGAATATGGCTGATTTGTCCCATCTTGCTGCTGATGTCCTTGCACGGTGATAGGACGGAAGCAGCAGAGAAGAAGTCCGGGTATGCCAGCAGCATATCCAGCGTCCCGTTTGCGCCCAAGCTGTGACCGCTGATGGACACCCGCTTCACGTTGCAACCATGTTCCTCAACTACGTGGTCGATCAGAGCCTTTAGGTCGGCCTTGTAGTCGCCCCATGCGCCCTTCGGCAGTTGGGGCATGAGCACCACGGCATTTGGCGTACAGGTGCCCTTGCTCAATGCGAGGTACGGCTCCCGCTTCTTCAACTTGCCCAAGTCAGAACCGATCTCCCCGCTACCGTGGAGAACCACAATCAGCGGAAGATGGTTGCCGTCAGGATGGAATTGAATGTACTTGAATTTACCGTAGCTGTTGTCGGTCAGCATAATATCACGCTCCTTTAGGTCACGGTAATGTCAAAGCTTGATTCGAGGGTGGAGTAATCGCCGGGGCGCGTCCATTGTACGGGGATTTCTTGTCCGCCTCCTATGGGTTGCATGTCCCCATACAGTATGTACCATGCTATGATCGCTGCTTTTGACTGTATCTCATTGGGCGATGTTGCGACCGTTGGGAGTATTCGGTCATTCGGAAAAACAGCATAATGAGCCGTCTTTCCATCGTATGTGAATGACGTTGAACTGCCGACAGTTCCCGATATTCTTAGTTCAGGATAACCCGAATATGGGTCTGGGACAATTGGCTTATGCGGGGTATATCCGCCCCAACCGCAGCCAAACTGACTATCGCAAACCAAAAGAAAAACGCCTGTACTGTACGCCACATATATACGTCTGTGGGTATCTGAATTAAAATAAACATCTGCCGATAGAACTTCTGAATCGACTGTTACGGGTGTATGCCCAAATACAGTCCCATCTTCTATAGTGTAAAATGACGCGCCGGGATTAACTGATCTGGTTTGTCCTAACGCCCCTGGCATCGCGTATACAGGCCCTTGGAAGGTCTGGTTGCCAACAGAAACCTCTCCGCTTGGCGTGGCGTATGAGATGTCTGTTGCCTGTCCCGCATCCGCAACAGTAACAGGAAATATAAGCTCGTTTTGGTTTATTATTCCTCCGGGATGTGCCGAATCACTCCAAATGCTGCCAGATTTCAGGTATGCCTTAACGACTATACCTTCAAAAACAATCGTGTCCCCATCGGCATACGTCGTAACTGTAGGCGGTGTAACAACTGAAATAGAAGCTGGCAATACTGTATCAGTAATACCGCCCTCGCCGTCCTCACCGTAGGTGTGTTCTTCTCCATCTGGGCCTGTACCTGTTGCCTTTCCGATGCCGCTTACTGTTACCTCCGAATAGCCGTAATAGCCGTCATCGCTGGCCTTGTAGGTGCCGTTTTCTGTAATAATTTTCGTTCCGAGCGTAGTTTCGTCCTCCGGCACCCACAGGCAAGTGCCGCCGCCTACGAGGTTGGTTTTCAGCTTGTCAGCGGTCATCTGCTTGCCCAAACCGCCCTCTTGAATGATGATGTTTTTGCTCATAATACAATCACCCCATGACATCAAATCGAAACCCAAACCCCACTTTGCTTCTCATACACTTCATGTCGTACCTGTACATCGACCAGTTGCCCAGTCGGCGTGAACTCGGTGAAGCTGTTATAGTCGGCCCAGTCGGATTCTGTCAAATTCTGCTCTGACAGAAGCAGCGATATGTTATTCCCATTTTCGTCGCATTGATACACATCAAACGACCTCCAATAATCCTTATACGCCGTGCTGTCACGCCTTGTCAGCTTGATTTTGTAAATCGACCACCCATTTGGAATGCTGTATTCTGCGGCGTAATGTCCGGGCAGACCGTTATTTTCGATATAGCTTCTTATGTTCGCACGAAATACCCCCCTGTCGGTTCCTTGTGGAACCAAAGAATTACCATACCAATAATACTGGGCTACGATATACGGCGATATTTCTATTTCGTTATTAGATTCATCCTTACACACGATGCTAATTGCACGACTACCATAATAAGAAAAATTATAGTCTGTTCCTCTCGCTGCTTTTGAAATATCTATTCGTATAAATTTGTTATCAGCAACGCCTGACCTAATATAATAGTCACCGTCTGAACCCAGACTTTGTGAAGGGACGCCATCCCCAAACAAAACATTGCTTGCGCCCCCGCCGCCCTGCACATTGACCACTACACTGGACAAGCCATCATATCCGCTGTCCGGCGTAACCGTGCCATTCTCCGTGACGGTTTTGCTCTGCAAATTTGGCTGGACGTTGACCGTCACCTTGCTCAAACCATCATACCCAGAATCAGGCTCCACATCGCCGTTCACGGTAGCGGTTTTGGTCTGTAGTATCGGCTGCACGTTGACGTTCGCGCTGGCGAATTGCACCACGTCATGGGTGCCGTTCGCCGTGATGTTCTTCGTACCAGTAGGATGAATGCCGCTGGTGTCCAACGCCTGTATAGCCGCCGCCATATCACCGGGGCGGTAGGTCGTAGCTGCTCCGTTTTTTGACCGTATGGCTTCGGCTATGTTATTCAGATGTCCTTCGGTCACAAGCACCTTGCTCACGCTATCACCCCTGTTATCTCAAGTGTCGTTTCGTCCTGCAATTCGGTTATGCTGTCCACGCTGATAACGTGCAGAACCTTCTCAAACAAGTCCAGCGCCACATCGCAATTCTGGGTATTCGTGTTCTTCCCAGCCACAATGGTGCCCGTGGCGTTTTCGTTCAGCGGTCTGAAAATGTACCGATGCCTGTTCATCGACTTGTCGATATATGGATTCGTGATTGAGTAAGCATAACCGACAGGGAACGTAAACATCTTTTTACCGATCTGCTTTCCGTTCCATTTGTAGAGGATTGTGAGGTTCCCCGCCTCAACATCCAAAACGCCTGTCAGGTGTATTGTAGCCTTGGCTTGCAGGCCAAAGGTGAATGTCGCACTGGTAACATAACCAGTGACCATGTTTTCATCGTCGGTATAGACAATAACCTTGTCACCCGGAATATATGCTCCGTTGTTTATCGCGTCAAAATCCAGCTCCGTGCGGTTGAAATACCAGGCTGTAAGGCGCGTCATAACATCCGAAATATTGTCCTCGTTCAGCAGATACAGCCCGGAAATATCCACAATGTTTTCCGGGGCAGCTTTCGGCACATTCTGATTCTGAATCGTAAATGTGGTTTCCGTCACGATGTAGGTGTTGCCTATATCGTCCTGCACGTATGTGTCGGTGGTCTGCGGCGTACCCGGCGTAAAGCTGTAGGCGTGTCCCCGGATTGCCGTCACCCATTCGTTGTAGATGATTGTGGGCTTCCAGTAAGTATCGCCTATCGGTATCGTGGTTTCCGTATCGTCTATCGGCAGAATTTCAATCGTCTGATTGAAGAACGTCTTGACGTAAGCGCCGATGGTAAACGCCACCCACAGCAGCCTTTCTCGCGCGGTCTGTTGTGGACAGAATCCCGTAATGGTTTCGCTGCTGAACGAGCTGTCAAGTGAATACCCCATCGGGACAACGCTGCCCAGCGTACTCCACACAATGACATCATCCAGAACACTGGTAACGCTTGCGCCGTTGTAATAGGTCGCGGGAAGGGATATGCGGTCAAGTATACCGATCTCAGATTGCACCCTTAACCTCAATGTCTGCTGGTCGATGTGTTCTGCGTACACAATCCAATACTGCGCCCACAGATTATCCAAATCGTCGTAGAGTTCAGCGTAGCCACCAATCTCTATTATATCTGTGGTATGAATGTCCACTTGAAACTCGTTTATCGGGATGGACGCACCAGCGAGGTCAGCGGAAGGGGCATACGACAGGCCCGTGATCTCAGTGTACGTCCCGATCAACTCAGGTAGCCCGTCGTATGCATATACCTTGATATACATAAGCCCCTCCTAATAGTAGTTGTCATCCGCGTCATCATACACAACAGAAACCACCCACTCGTCGCCATCCCACGTATAGCTGTCCCCCTGTGACGGTTCTGCCACATCTGGAAACGGCGCACGACCAGTAACTACCATCTCGCCAAGGGTCATAGCTTTGGTCGGGTAGTTTGCAACACATGTGAACTTGATGCCCTTCCAGTAGACCTGCCCTCCCGCCAGCCGTACATACACATCCGATACGTTGGACACCCTCGCGGTGATCTCGATGGTACTGTCGTTGTACGGCATGACAAACAGGTGCCCGTCTACCGGGTTGGTAAGGGCTTCGTATATCTGGGTGTATTCATCCCGCATATCCAGCGGCACGGCGATTCTGACGGTGTAGCTCATGTACGTGCCCAGCACGTCATTGAAATACGACCTGTCCAGCATCAGGCCGCTGATGTCGCTGGCACTGATTTCTGCTTCGCGCTCAATAGAACAGGGGATGTCCCATGTGATTCCGTCTATGCTGAACATCAGATATTCACCCCCGCCAGATTCACGCCGACACGTCCGGCTTCCTCATTGTACAGTTTGAAAATCAGCCTTGCGAACACGGCCCGGTCAATCTCCATCGTTGCAGCCTGGACGGAGGACGCGCCGCCGACCCTTGGGACGGTGAACTCGTGCCCAGCCGCGCTGTCATTGACGTTCGCCGCGATCTGCGGCTGCAAATCAAACGCCCCAGCAATCGCATCTGTAATCAGGCCCTGGTTGTCCATGATGCCTTTAGCGAACAAAGCCATCATGTCAGGAGCGTAGGTATGGAAGTTTGCCAGCGGCCCTTCGTCCGGCTCAGAGAAACCAAGGAAAGCCTTAATTTTGCTTGCCAGTCCCTTAATGGCATCTATGGGGCTGGAAATAAACGCCTTGATACCCTCGGTGAAGTTGTTGATCAAATCCTTACCCCAGTCCCACGCGCTCTTGATGAAGCCCGTGATGCTGCCTACGATGCTTTGCCACATCTGGCCTATGGCGTTTATAACTGCGAAGATATTCTGGACAATACCCTGCGCGAATGTCGCCATGAGCTGCACGGCAGCCCCCAGTAGCTTCGGGGCGTTGGTGATGATCGCCGCCACCAACTGTGCCACAATGACAGGAGCCTTTTCGAGCAGTTTTGGCATCGCTTCTATCAGCCCTTCTGCAAGGGCCACAATGATAGCGATGGCTGCATCCACCAGTGCGCCAAGGGTCGAAGGTTCTGTCAGGATATCCACAATTTCCAGAACGACATCAACTATGGTCGGTATCAGTTCCGGCAAATTCTGGGCTATACTGTTTGCCAGCATCACAACAATTTCCAGTCCTGCTTTCACAAGCTGCGGCAGATTTTCGATTATGGCTTCGCCCAGTGTCCATACGAGTTGTGTTGCGCTATCAAGCAGCTTAGGAGCCGCCTTTATAATCGCACTTACAAGCCCAGGCACGATGCGCTCACCAATTGACACTATCCTGTCCAGCGCATTATTCATCCCGCCAACGATGCTGTCTATGGCTTTGTCCAGCGCTTCGCCCGGGTCATCACCAGCCAGAACATCCGTGAAAGCCGCCATGAGCTGCGACAAGCCAGGGATGAACTCTTGAACGATGCTCCGCTTTACTCCGCTGATCGCCGTCTGCATATCCTGTAGGTTGTCTTGATAGGCAGCAGCAGCTTTTACGGCTTCATTGGACATCACGCCACCCAGCTCATGCACCCGGTCTTTCATCGCTTGGGTGTCGGCTGCGCTGGTATTGAGCAGCGGCCCCAGCTCCATGGCAGAACGACCGAACAGCTTCTGGGCAATGGCAGCGCGTTCGTTTTCATTGGTAACGTTTTGCAGCGCGGTGATGGTCTTGCTGAACAGTTCCTCGCGGCTCATGGATGCCGCTTCCTGCTGGGAAATACCCAACTTCTGGAATTCTTCGGCACCGCTGGCAGCTGCATTGGCGAGGGTCTTCATGCCGATGCCCATGCTGTCGATAGATGTACCGCTGTGCTGCAATACAGCGTCCCATTCCTGATAGGCTTCTGCGCTGATACCCAGCTTCTGGCTGGCCTTGTCGATGTTGTCGCCATAGGCAGCAACTTCCCCGGCCTGTTGCACCAGGGCTGTGGTGGCGGCTGCAGCTGCGGTGCCCACGGCTGCTATTGCCGCTGCTCCGACCTTCGCTGCATTGCCCAGGCCCTGCTTCAACCTGTCGCCGAAACTCTGCGCACCCTTGGACGCATCGTCCAGCCCCTGGTCGTAGTTGCTCTTGTCGAGGGTGAGCCGCGCCACCAGAGCCATCAAATCCATTTACTCACCACCCTGTATCAGTCCAGCGTTCTTTATTACGTCGGCTACGATTTCGTCACCCGTTCGGTTGTCCACGGGCTTGAATCTGTCA